GTTGTTACAGCGGTAGTGGGGTGAAAACGAAACACCAGCTCTTCAAACTGGTACATATCGTATCTCTGTGCAGTAAGACTTGCAGATGGAAACTTGTCAGCAAGGCGAGGATTAATCGCATAATCTGAAGCTCCAAAGGGGGTAACCCCTTGGACATCAGTCACGATCAGATCCTTGCCAGTATAAATCCTTTGCTGAACAAGTGGTCTTGTAGGTGCCAATCTGGCATTGTAGGAGACGGGATTGCTCCTGTTGTTTCTTCTTAAATTGTTGTTATTAGTCATTTGTAGGTACTGCCTCTCTGACTAGAAGAGCGACTGTCCATCATCTTGAACAAAGGAATTAAGGTAAGGTATGGTAAAAGATGAGCTCGCATTTACGCGACTTACCTGCGTAGAGGGATAAATCAACCTCTCGCGATGGCGCCAATTTCGGCTCCAAATCTTTACCAACTTTCAACCTCCTTAATCCTCAATGGGAACCCGTGCAGTCTGTCGACATTCCGATGTCCATGGACACCTTAGTACGGAAATATACCGTTTTGGGCTCTAAACAAGATGACTACCTTCGTCTACTCCTCAGGAAGAGGTGTGATCCGAGCTTCGAAAAGGCTCGAGGATTCACCCTCCTTCTGAGGAAGACGCTGCTCTAGCAGTTGCCAACCGAAGTTGAAGATGTCTGCATCCGCCATCCGTGGACATGTTGATTTCCGAAAATCCACGAGTTGTTTGTAGGGTTTCCTAACAATCATCTCAGGTCTTTCGATCTCAGCGTCCAATGCGAGTGGGGGAGTCCAGACTTCCCTTTCTTCGGGAATAACAACAAATTCTTGTTGCGGACCGATCTTAGGTCCAACAATCCAACGTGGCTCGTGATGATATGTGAGCTTGTGTTGTGTTCTTTTCGACACAAGCGCAATCTTAGGTACTTTCTCAGGATCGGTAAGAAAAGCCTTCTCCAAGTAAGCAGCATAACGCCGCTGAAATGAAGTTAGCCGGATCTTCATCCCTGGGTAAGGAATAAACCCTAGACCGCCTCTCTCAAATGGTAAGAAAAGATTGTACGTAGTAAGAATATACTTCTTCTCTGTCGTGCTGCCCTCTTGCCACTTTGGGTTCCGGGTTTTCAGCATTGAGAGTTCCTTGATGGTACTACTATGATAGTGCATAAAACGCTTATGTGCCCTTTCCGGGTTCACGGCGTTATGTATGACCTCATTGTAGTAGTCCCATATAGGAGCCATCTTAGCGGTCTCTCTTCCGGTAATCTTTGATTGTCCGGTGAGAAGTCCTGCGTTGAGACACCCAAGGAAATGTAATTCTCCTCCCTTCTCCGAGTACAACTGACTGTTTACAGTTAAGTACTCAGGGTGGATGTAATTCTTCCCTAATGAGAGCTCAAATCCAACATCACGAATCTCCTTTTGCCACAGGTCATATAGATCATCATCAGCTCGGAATAGAATGTCATCTCCATTCACGAGAACTGGCAGGTCACGTACATCGATATCTCTTCCAAGGTATCTCTCAAGTGCTCTCCAATA